GGAGCACGCGTGAACCTGATACAAGAACTCTCCCGCTTGCCGGATGATTGGGGTTTTGTCGCCGTTGATGGCAAGAAACGGCCATACCAAGACGGCTGGCAGAACAACCCGCTCACAAAAGAAGCCCTCACCGCTGAGTTGGAATCCGGGCGCGCTCGTGCTATCGGCGTGTGTTGCGGTGTCCATTCCGGTGGTTTGCTGTTCCTAGATCACGACGGCAAATCCGCCAGCACCTTGCTCGCTGACTGGGGTTGCCCGCTTTCGTCGCTGCCACGCAGCTGGGTCGTCAAGTCGGGTCGTGATGGTCGGATGCAGATCATTTACCGCGTACCCGAGGAGTACCGGGACAGCATCGCCACGCGCAAATTCAAGACCGGCGTCATTGATGATGAAGGCAAAGCCGAGCAGATCGAGCTGCGATGGAATGGCTGCCAGTCAGTCGTAGCTGGCGCGCACCCCTCGACCAATGGTTACTTCTGGGTGAAAGGCCACGGCCCTGGTGATCGAGACATAGCTGAGGCGCCGCTGTGTCTCATCGAAAAGATGCTTAAGCCAAAGCCAGCGCCGCCAAAGCCCAAACCGCTGCCGTCCGGTGATTCTGATTCCGGTTACGCACGGTCATACCTGGCAGCACTCAGCGCGGCAAGGGCTGATGACTACGACGATTGGATACAGGTTGGTATGGCGCTGCACAGCGTCGGTGATGACTCATTGCTAGATGATTGGGAGCAATGGTCCGCGCAATCCGCCAAGAACAAACCCAGCGACTGTCAACGCAAATGGCGCAGTTTCAAGAAGTCCGGCATCACGCTTGGCACCCTTGGTGAGATGGCGAAAAAAGATGGCTGGCAGTCACCACGGCAACGGTTAGTGCAAGTGCTGCCGCCTGTGATGGCCACTGCTGGTGGTAGTAGTGATGGCGATGACGATGACGGCAACCGCATCCCAGCGCCAACGCTTGACAAGCCATCCAAGCTCGAAGCTGCTGAGTTGTTGATCCTGCTACGGGACAAAATCCGTGACATCAAATACAACCTCTTCACTCAGGAGATCGAAGTCAATGGCAAACCCGTCGAAGGTGCTGATCGGTATTACCTCAGGCTTGCTGAGATGGGTTTCAAGGTTTCTAAAGAGCTAGCGATTGATTGCCTGGTCCAAGTCGCCAATGAAAACCAATACGACCCAGTGCGGCAATACCTCGAATACGTTGCCGCCAATGTTGAGCCAACCTACATCGATCGGCTGGCGACCACTTATCTACGGCCTGAAGACGAAGCAACCAGTGAAGAACCAACGATCTATGACGAGATGCTTAAACGCACCTTGATCGGTGCTGTAGCTCGTGCATTCAACCCAGGTTGCAAGCACGACACCGCATGTGTACTCATGGGTGATCAAGGTGCTTACAAATCCAGCTTCTGGCAGTGTCTCGGTGGGCAGTTTTTTAGCGATGCCTTAGGTGACATCAGCACCAAAGATGACATCATGGTGCTACACCGCTCCTGGATTATGGAGTGGGCAGAACTTGATCACATCACAAATCGCAAGCACGCAGGGCAAGTAAAAGCCTTCTTATCTCAAGGTGTTGATTTACTGCGTGTGCCATATGGTAAAGCCGTTGAGTCATTCCCGCGTCGTGGAATCATTGTCGGTACAACAAACAAAACCGCTGGATTCTTGGTTGATGAAACCGGCAACCGTCGCTTCTGGGTTATACCCACAACCAAGACGCAGACGAATCAAATCAACACCGCAGCGCTGCTGCTAGAACGCGATGCGATCTGGTCCGCTGCTGTTAACGCATACCAGAACAGTGAAACCAATCGTTTACCGCAAACCATGGAGAATATGGTCAATGAAGAGAATACAAACTACGTCATTGACTCGCCTTGGCGTGCACCAATACAGGAGTATCTTGCCCATCGTAAATGTACAGATGTATTGACGATTGAGGAGGTACTAACGCATGGCATCAAGAAGCCAGTCGAGCGTCAGACGCGTGCCGATCAGATGCAGGTTGGGTCCATCCTCAAGGATTTGGGCCTCGTGAAGCGTCGTGAGTCATCAGGGCGGCGCAGGTGGCACTACAAAACGTCCAACTAGGCGGTTAGACGCCCAGACCTATTGGTATGACTGGCGTTTTGGCCGTCCTACCGTCGTCCCGTCCTCCTTAGGGTCCAAGAGTTTCCTAACGCTCCCTTTCCCCCTCTTTTAAACATACTTTAGTTAGTAGGTTAGGTTAGTAGGACGGATAGACAAAGCCAGTGGTACCAAGGCGTCTCACCGTCCTAACCCCTCAAAACAGGTTGGACGGCGCCGTTCTGCTACCATTCAGCCGTTCACAGCTCCATTGATGATTGAAACCAAGGTCAGATTTCATGCTGATGATTTACAACACCTGGACCAGCAAGCCGCAGCTGTTGGTAAGACCCGATCGGCGCTCATCCGTGATCGTGCCCTTGCACGGCTAACCACGGCGGAGTACCATCGCTTAGTCTCGGCTGTGGCGCGTCGCATGAACGGCGACCTCAACCGCAGACAAGTTGAAACTGTTACCGCATTTGTTGTTAATGAAATTCACCGCATCACAGGCTGATCTTTCATCAGCACTCAAAACAATCTCACGCGCAATCGGCAATGGCCGCACACATAAAGTGCTCGCTGGTGCGTTGCTCACCGCTACAGACGATGGCAACCTCACGCTCACCGGTTACGACCTAGAGCTAGGCGTCACGACCGTCATTACCGCCAGCGTCGAGACGCCCGGCAGCATCGTCATCCCGCATCGGCTGCTATCCGAGATCACAAGCCGCTTGGATGGCGCTCTGACGGTCGCCACCGCTGATGATGGTTATCGCTGCACCATTGCATCCACAAGCGGCTCCTACAGCCTCTCCTGTGACGCTGCGGACGATTTCCCTGATCTGCCAACCCTGGATGCCACTACAGGCGCCTCCATGGCCTTGCAAGGCGTACTGCCGGCGGTGTTGCCTGCGTGTTCTACGGATGAATCCAAAGCCATCCTGCAAGGCGTCAGGGTGGACTGTGACGGTGCTGCCTGCAGCCTTACCGCAACCGATGGCCATCGCCTTGTGATGCGATCCGTTGACAGCGACACACCAGCCATGGCACTCACCGTTCCCGCACGCGCCATGGCGTTGCTGCGTGAACCCGTGACCGTTGCCAGCGATGATGCTCACGTCAGCTTCACGGCAGGTGACACCACCATCACCAGCAGGATCCTGACCGGCGCTTACCCCAACGTTGCGCAGTTGGTGCCCGAACGGTTTGACTACCACGCAACCGTCGATCGTGTTGCCTTCCTGCGTGCATTGGAACGCGTTGCTGTCATCGCTGACAGCCACAACTCCGTGGTCAAGCTCAGCGGCGGCAACCTCACCGCTGAAACCGAAACCAGCAGCGGCGCTGAATCCATCGCGGTTGATGGCGATCTGCCCGACATCGCCGCTAATGTGCATTACCTGCTCGATGGCGTCAAAGGCTTCACTGGTAGTCAACTCCAGATCCGTGCCAACACCAGCACCACGCCCGTGGTGATTGCAGATCCTGATGATGTTGTTAACATTTACTTAGTTATGCCCGTTCAGGTGAAGTCTTGACATCCATCAAAGATCTAAAGACTGATCATAAAAACGCCCGTAAACGTACTGATCGGTCTGCTAAGTTGATCGCCGAATCGTTGCAGCGTTACGGCGCTGCACGTTCTATTGTCATCGACGAAGACAATCGCATCCTTGCGGTCAATGGCACCATTGAAGGCGCCAAGCAGGCTGGCATCAAAAACGTCCGCGTGATCGAAACCGACGGCACTGAAGTCATCGCCGTTAAGCGTACCGGGTTAACTGAGAATGAAAAGGTTGGCCTTGCGCTGGCCGACAACCGAACCAGTGACCTCTCCGATTGGGATGCTGAAATGTTGCAGCAGCTCAGCGAAGAGCATGACGTAGCGCCGTGGTTTGAGGCGGAAGATCTTGCTTCAATTATTGGCGATGCTGTCTCTGAGATCGAAATGCCTGACCTGCCATCAGGTGACCGCGAACCGATCCAGCAGATGACTTTCACTCTGCACGATGATCAGGCTGAGATCATCAAAGAAGCAATCGAAAAAGCTAAAGATATGGGACCATTTGCTGACACAGGAAACGAAAACAGCAACGGTAATGCTTTGGCTAGGGTTGCTGAGTTGTTCCTGAGCTGGGGTGGTGATCATGGGCTCAGCTAAAGATCTGCGGGTGGCGCCGATCAGGGCGGCTGATGCTCGCCGCTTTATCTCGCGCAACCACTACAGCGGCAAAGTGGTGAACAATAGTCAATTGCACTTTGGCGTATTTCTGGATAAACGCCTTCAGGGCGCTATGCAGTTTGGCCCATCAACCGATAAAAGGCGAACGATTAGCCTGGTCTCCGGTACGAAGTGGAACGGGTTTCTAGAACTTAACCGCATGGCATTTAGCCAGTTTTTGCCCCGAAACTCTGAAAGCAGAGCTATTGGCGTAGCACTCCGCATCATACGAAAACACTACCCCGAGATCGAGTGGATTCTGAGTTACGCAGATGCAACACAATGCGGAGATGGGGCTATTTACCGGGCAAGCGGATTTGTGCTAACTAAGGTCGAAAAAAACACGACGCTTTACCGTATGCCCAACGGCGAAGTTTGCGCGCAGCTGACCTTTGCCGATGGTCACAAAGGAGGCGGTGCTGCGAAACGGAGACATGGGTACAGGGAAGGCGAAGGGCCGAGTCGCTTCCTTAGGCGTGTGAACGCGGTCCCCGTCCCCGGCTTCCAGCTCCGTTACATCTACTTCCTGAACCCAGCCGCCCGCGAACGGCTGACCGTGCCGATCTTGCCGTTTAGTAAGATCGCCGAGATGGGTGCGACCATGTATCGTGGAGAGCGTACGCGTCCGAAGCAGGCGACTCCTGGGACCACCAGTGAGGCGGCGGGGCAGAACCGACCCGGACGCTCCAATTCACAACCGGAGGCGATCTAATGGCCGCCCCGCGTGGCACCAAACAAGAAACAATCGATCGCGCCAACCGCTTTGCTCGCATCATTGCAAACGGTGGCCGTAGGTCGGATTGTATTCGATTTGCTTCAGAGAACTGGGGGGTCAGCGCACGCACCTGCGATCAATATTTGAAGATTGCGCGTGATCTGCTCAAGGCTGATTGGGATTTGGAACGCCCGCAAATGGTGGCCGATCTGTTGTCACAATGCAGCACGCTGCAGATGGAAGCACGTCGCGCTGGTCAATATAACATCGCTCTGGGTGCCATTAACACCGCCGCTAGACTTGCGCAACTCTGCTCATGACTAAAGAGCGTTTCTGGCATGAATCGACCGATGACAACATGTATCGTGTCTGCCTTTCGCTAAATGGCGTCACCGCTTGCACTTATGTCAGTAGTATGCACCTAATAGAAGAAAAACGTGAACAATTGCATGGCGCATGTTTGCGTGATTCATATCACGTTTTCGATCGGTGAGCATTCTTGATCTAGCGCCAAAGGGAAGCATTCTTCAAAAGCTAGGGGCGGATCACTCAACGCTGGACCTTGACGCCACACTCCAACAGATCCACTGCGACCTGCATCCTGGGCAGCTGGATTTCGTGGCTGATAGCAGCACTGAAATCATCGGCGTCAGCGCAGGTTATGGCGCTGGCAAAACCAGAGCATTATGCGCTAAGGCGGTGACACTGGCCGCGGCCAATCAAGGATTCATCGGTACGGTGATGGAGCCAACTGGCCCGCTGATTCGTGACATCTGGCAGACCGATTTTGATAGCTTCCTTGAGCATTACGGCATCCCATACACCTTCAGAGCATCACCATTGCCTGAATATGTCCTGCACTTACCGGGAGGCGATACGAAGATTCTGTGTCGTAGCTTCGAGAATTGGTCGCGCATCATTGGCCTCAACCTCGCATGGGTATTGGCCGATGAGATCGACACCGTAACGCCAAGTATTGCTGATCGCGCATTCCCGAAAATCCTCGGTCGTTTGCGATCTGGTAATGTGCGGCAATTCGGTGCAGCATCAACGCCGGAGGGTTTCCGCTGGATGTGGAACACGTTCGGCAGCGATGATGCCAAAAGCCGCATCGATCGACGACTGATCAAAATGCGCACGGCGGACAATCCACATCTACCGCCTGACTTTATTGATCGATTGCGAGCAAACTATGACCCAAACTTGTTGCTTGCGTACCTCGATGGAGAATTTGTAAACCTCAACACCGGTCAGGTGTATGACAGATTCAATCGCAGCAAACATGTATTCAGCGAGCAACCGGACATCAGCCGCGAACCGCTGCGCATCGGTATTGACTTCAACGTCGGCAACACCAATGCCGTGATCGGCATTCGTAAAGGTGAACGCGCCGTTGTGGTGGATGAAGTGACCGGCATGAAAGACACTGATGCGTTAGCAGCTGAGATCCGTAGGCGTTATCCGAAGCACAAGATCTACGGATACCCAGACGCCAGCGGCAACAACCGCAGCACTAACGCAACCCGCACTGACATTCAGATCTTGGAGTCGTATGACATCAGCAACCAATCGCCGCAATCCAACCCGCCGATCCGTGATCGCTGGAACACCGTGCAAGCAAAGCTCGCGAACGGCAAAGGACAGAACCG